AGATGACTCATTCAATCTCGATCACATGTTCCCAGTCAGCAAGCATCCCGAACTCCAATTCGACCCAGCAGGCTTCAAGCCGAGCCACACCAGCTGCAACCGCTTAAGAGGCAACCAAGATCCGCCAGCGCCAATCGGAACACTCTCAAGACAATGGATAACAACAGCATGAGCCCAACACGAGGGGTAGGGGCGGTGAAATCGTAAAACCAACGACAGAGCGCAAGACGTCCCGCGTGGTCGGTCTTCCTCTCCCCGACGAGTGAAATTGTTGGCGGGTCGCGCGCGACGGCAGATTAGGGGGTGTTTTCGATGAGTGCGAAGTTTCCGAGTCGGAATGTGGCGGAGGCGTTGGAGCGTTCGTTGAAGAACGCTGACCTCAAGGCTGTGAATTCTGCTGTTGTCGCTGCGGCTCGCGTGTTGGCTGAGCGTATCGATTATCTGACGTTCTCCGGTTTTGTCGATGAGAACGGCAAGCTCGACAACGTTTCGCTGCCGACGTTCCTCAAATATTGTCAGTCGCTTGGTTTGACGGTGGATGCTCCGGCTAAGGTTGGTCGTCCTGCGAAGCCGAAGGTTGAATCGAAGCCGGAGGCGCGTAAGAGCGACAAGGTTGTGCAGATGGAAGATTTCATGAAGCGTTTCGGCTAGGAGGCGTTCGATGGCGTCGGAAGATTTGAGTGTTTTCGGTGCCATCGATGATGACCTGCATGGTGTTACGTTGCCGCGGATCTTCACGCCGCCGCTTAGAGAGCTTGATAAGACCACCAGCAATGGTTTCGCGGTGATTGCCTTCGCGGAGATTATGCTTCATGTGCATCTTTATCCTTGGCAGTGCTGGCTGCTGGTCCATGCGCTGGAATTGCTTGAGGATGGCAGCTATCGCTTCCGCAAGGTGATTGTGCTTGTGGCCAGACAGAACGGCAAGACCACGCTGATGGGCGTGCTGGCCGCATGGTGGCTGTTCGTGGACTCCAACAAGCATCCCGACCGAGTGCCGCCCGTGAAGTTCCTCGTGGTCGGCGCAGCGCAGACATTGGACAATGCGAAGGGGCCGTACAATCAGGTCAAGGAGTGGTGTAATCCTGCTCCGGCGACTGATGAGGAAGCGGATCTGGTGATTACAGACCTCGCCGCGATGACGCAGAAATTCGTCAACACGAACGGCGAGGAGGCGATCATCACCCGCTCGAAAGCCCGGTATATCGTCCGCGCGGATAAGAATATTCGAGCGAAGAGCGCTGCCCGTGTGGTGTTTGATGAGCTTCGTGAGCAGCATACTGATGATGGCTGGAATGCTGTCAGCCAGACCACGAAGGCCGTCTGGTCGAGCCAGTTGTGGGGCATTTCGAACGCTGGCGACTATCGTTCCGTGGCGTTGCGCAAGCAGGTGGACAAGGGCCGTAAGCTTGTTGACGAGTGGACGCGTCTGAGCGCCGACGGTGGCAATCCGGCCGACGTGTTCCTGTCCGGCGAGCAGGACGGCTCTTTCGGATATTTCGAGTGGTCTGCGCCTGACAAGTGTCCGGTGGATGACGCCGACGCTATTCGCCAGGCGAATCCGTCGCTTGGCTACGGGCCGATGACCGTCATGTCGGTTCGGTCCGATATTGACGGCATGACCGAGGCGGCGTTCCGCACCGAGGTTCTGTGCCAGTGGGTCACGGCTGACATCATTCCTTTCATCAGCCCGAAAATGTGGGCCAGCGGCATCGACTCGCGTTCCACGATACCGGACGGCAATCGCGTCGTACTGTCCGTGGACACGTCGGCTGACCGTAAGACCACGTATGTGGCCGCTGCCGGCATTCGTGCGGACGGGTTGCCTCATGTTGAGCTGATCGCTCGCCGTGACGGCATGCTGTGGGTGCCGCATTATCTTGACCTGCTCCAGGAGCGTTGGCCGCACATCACGGAGATCGCCGTGCAGGGCAAGGGATGTCCGGCCGTGGACTTCATCGACCCGCTCACCGAAAAAGGGTGGACGGTGCATCTCATCGAAGGCTTCCGTCTGGGCGCGTGCTGCGGTCGTTTCCATGACCGTGTGCGTGAGGGGAAGCTGCAGCATCTTCCGCAGCCCGCCATCGAACAGCAGGTGAGTGTGGCCGTGTCCCGTAGGCTCGGCGAGGTCGAGGTGTGGGACAGGACAAAATCAGCATTGCAGATTTCCGGCTTGGTTGCCGAATCGCAGGCGCTATATGCCTTGGAGACCATGCAAGTCGAAGCGGAGACACCGAAATATGCGCCGAGCGTGACTCATTTCGCAGTCGTATGACCCAGTGAGGAGGTTTCATGGGGTTCTTTTCCAGATGGCTCAAGAAAAGCCCGGTATCCGTGGCCCAGAAGTTCTCCGAATCGCCAGTCAACATTTCGCAGGTCACGCAGCTGCCGATCGATTGGTTCGGCGCCGGAGTCTACGAGCGAGAGGCGGCGGTGCGCACCGTCATCGACCATATCGCGCGGAATATCGCCAGCATGCCGTTCAAGGTCTACACGCGCCAGCCTGACGGTGACCGTGCGGAGGACACGACAAGCCCTTTGGCGCAGTTGATGGCAAAGCCGAGCGTTCTTCCTGGCATGACACGCTACCGATTCTTCTACTCGCTGCTCTGCGATGGCCTGCTCAATGACCGTTGGCTGTGCCTGCTCGATGCCGACAAGCAGTCCGGCCGACTGTGGTTGCGGCGGATCCCGGTGCAGAATTTCACGCTTTCCGGCAATACTCTTGACGAGATCACCGGGGTGCAGATCAGCACCGGACAGCCGGAAGGAAGCCGGTATTTCAAACTGCCAGACCCGCAGATTCTGCTGGATGTGGGCTATAGCACGTCCGGCATCGGCGGCTCTCCTGTGTCCGGCACTCTCGCACCGCTTTTGGCGGAGGCACGTGAGATGGCCGAATATCGACGTGCGATAGCGAAGAACGGCGGCCAGATTCCAGCGTACATCTCCCGTCCGAAGGAGATGCCGTGGCCGTCGCAGGAGGCGCAGGACGAATTCGTGCAGGGCATGCGCAATTACAAGTCCGGCGGGAATCTTGCCGGTGGCTGGCCGCTGCTCAACGACGGCATGGAAATCAAGACCGTGGACGCGTTCAAACCGATCGACATGCAGGACATCGACGCGAGGGACAGGATTCGCATCGACGTGGCCAACGCATTCCACATCGCGCCAGAAAATCTAGGCTTCCGCAGCGGCACGAATTCCAACATCGGAGCCTTCAAGGAGCAGATGTGGAACGTGGAGTTGATGCCGTACATCGTGGCTTTCGAACAGTCGCTCAATTTGCTGCTGCCAGACGCGCTCGGCCAGCCTGACGCCTACATTGAAGCGAACGTTGACGCCAAGCTGCGCGGAACGTTCTCCGAACAGTATCAGGCGCTCAGCACGGCCACGGGGCGTAGTTTCATGACCACGAACGAGGCACGGCGCATCCTCAACTATCCGAAGCTTGATGGTGGCGACGAATTGGTGACGCCACTGAACGTGGCGACCGGCGGACAGCCAAGCCCGCAGGACGGCGGCAGGACGCAGAACGCGCAACAGAACAATCCAGTGAACGGAGAAGGACAGTGAATCTCAAACAGCTCAGATTCAACGTGAAATCCTTGGACGATTCCGCAGGCGAAGGCGTCTTCAGCGGCTACGCCAGCACTTTCGGCAACAAGGACCTGCAGGGCGACGTGATCGCCAAGGGCGCTTTCGCGGAGACCTTGGAGAAGGACTACGCCGGCGGAGCCGGCATCCCGATCCATTGGAACCATCAGGACGGCAAGCCGACCGACATCATCGGACGCACCTTGAGTGCCGTCGAGGACGAGAAGGGCCTGCTCATCTCGGCACAGCTTGATATCGAGGATAATCCGACCGCACAGCAGGCTTACGACCTGCTCAAGGATGGCAGGGTTCATCAGATGAGCATCGGCTTCGTGCCGACGAAGACCGCTTGGATCACGGAAAAGGGCGACGGCCCGTGGGGCGGACATTCCGAATTCCAGCAGATCAAGCTTTTCGAGATCAGCGTGGTGCCGGTGGCCGCGAACCAGCAGGCCGAGATTCTGGCCGTGAAGTCAAGTCGCGCCATCAGCTCCGCCAATGAGGAGAAGCTTCGTGCCGCATTGGCGTCGCTGAACGAGGTGTTGGAAGGCATTGATTCCGACAATTCCAGCGCTTCCGACGAAGATAAGCCGGATGATTCCAAGACCGGCGAGAAAAAGGATGATAAGAAGCTTGCCCCTGATAAGGGTAGGGACGCGGAGGCCGAGAAGGCCGAGCGTCTGAATGTAATCAAATCCGCCCGTGAACTGGTCACTGGCGGCAAGGACAACAAGGAGACCAAATGAGTTTCAATGATCGTCTCGCCAAGACCAAGGCCGCCATCGAAGCGGTGCTGGCCAAGGGCGAGGATAATCTCGACGCTTCCGACATCGAGAAGCTGAAGGGGCTGAACGCCGAGGCGCACGAATTGCAGGATTCCATCGAAACGTTGGATGCGGTGCATAAGCGTTTCGCGGGATTGACCGACAATCTGGCGGACACCCAGAAAAGCGGAGCCGCATCCGGCGAGTCTCTTGGCGATTTCGTCGTGAAGAACATCGGCGAACAGCTGGCGAAGATAAAGGGAGTTTCGGGAGCGTCAATCGCAGCACCGGAATGGGTTCCGCGCCGCAAGGCCAACACTGACACGCAGGTTACCGGCGGACCGTCCGGCGTGTACGGCTCCCTGTTGACCTACGTGGACCCGAATTTCGTCCAGGCTTACCGTCGTCCGACCATCACAAACCTGTTCGGTATCGGCGCTATCAGCGGACAGGCCATCACCTACTACGTGGAAGGCGAAAAGGAAGGCGATTTCGGCACCGTCGGCGAAGGCGAGAAATTCAGCCAGATCCATTACGCCGACGCGACAGAGTACACCGACGCTTTGTCCACAATCGCTGGATTCATCAAGGAATCCAACGACATGGTCACCGACCTCGAATTCCTGAAGTCCGACATCGATGGACGCCTGCTCTACGATCTGAGCATCGCCGAGGAGAAGCAGCTGCTCAACGGCGACGGCACCGGCAAGAACATCAAGGGCCTGCTGAATCGTGAAGGAATCCAGTCATACACCGCTACAGACGCCGGCAATGACGTTGCCGTCCTGCACGCGCAGTCGATGATCTCCACCACGACCGGCATGATGCCGGATGCCCTTGTCATCAATCCGACAGACTATGAGGCCATTCGATTGAAGAAGGACAATGATGGCAATTTCATCGGCGGTGGACCGTTCTATGGCGTGAATGGTGGCGCGCTGACCATCACTCCGCGCCTCTGGGGTCTGGACACCGTGGTGACTCCCGCTGTCGACGTCGGCACAGCCATCGTCGGCTCCTTTAAGGGTGCTGCCACCTTCTATCGCAAGGGCGGTGTGACGGTTGAGGTCACCAATTCCAATGACACCGACTTCATCTCCGATCTGGTGACCATCCGCGCCAAGGAGCGTGTGGCTTTGGCCGTGCGCAAGCCGAAGGCTTTCGTCAAGCTGACCCTTAAGTAAGGAGACGTGATATGGCTCGACAGTTTCGAGTGATTCCAGCCTCGGCGGCGAAACTTGACCCGAATGCCAACGTGGCCGATGTGGTCTTCGTCGGGGCCAACGGCAAGCCGACCGATATTGGCAGCGCTGCAGTGAAGCCTGCAACGCATGTGGCTTTGGCCGCCGGCGACACGCCAACCAAGAGCGAATTCGACGCCCTGGTCAATTCTCTGATTGCGGCTGGCCTGATGGCCGCAGAGTAAGCGTGGAGGTCGGCATGAGTGATGTGAATGTGATTCCTGACATGATTGCCGACCCTTCGGCTTTCGAGGATGATGCCGCCTTCCGGCTCAGGGCCGCGCAGGCGGCCATCCGCCGTGAATGCGGTTGGCATGTCATGCCGAACGCGGCATTGACAGGAGTGCTGAACAGTCGTGGCGGCACGGTGATTCGACTGCCGGCACGTCATGTGACGAGCATCGAATCCTTGACAGACCGCGACGGCAACAAGCTGGCTTATGCCTATGACCCTGAGACGGGTCTTGTGGAGTCGCTTTCCGGTGGCTTCCCGGTCGGAGTTGCGGCCATCCGCTACGCGATCCATGCCGGATATGATGATGCGCCGGACGTGCAGCAGGTGCTCATCAGTGCCGCGAAACGGGCGGGCATGAGTCCGATCGGGCTCGTCACCTCGCAGTCCACGAATGGCTCCAGCGCGAGTTTTGACGTGGTGTCGCTCATGCAGGACGAAAAAGACAAGCTCAAACCCTACCGGCTTGGAGGATTGCCATGAGCCTGCTTGACGATCTGAATGCCGGTGGCGGATGGCGTATGCCTGGCGCCACCAAATGGCGGCGACTGCGTGCGAGGAAGGTCGATGACTCGTATTCCGGCGAGCAGGCTGGCGAGGACTGGTCCAATCCGGAGACTTTGGATTTTACCGGCGCTCTCGCCAGCTCCAGCAGCACGCGCACACCCGACGGCCTGCGCGAGCAGACCACGAGCACGGCTTACCTCACGTCTCCTGATCCGACTCTCGACATCATGCCGGGTGACAGGATTCGAGCGTTGCCGGATGACGGGCGATGTTGGGAGGTGTCCGGCTATCCAAGTCGTGACGCGAATGCTTTCGTGTCATGGCAGCCGACGATCGAGATCCCACTAGCTGAATACAGGGGGTGATGGCTTTTGGGAGTGATGGTCAAATTCAACGACCGCTATTTCGATGAATTGATGAATTCGGCTGGCGTCAAGGCCATGACCCGTCGTGCCGCAGAAAAGACGCTCGAATATGCGAAAGCGCATGCTCCGGTTGATACTGGCGCGTATCGCGACGGCCTCCAGATCCAGGAGGTCAAGCACGAGCATCGGACCACATGCATGGTGGTCGGCACCGATCCGAAAACCCTGCTAGTGGAATCGAAGACTGGCAATCTCCGCAAGGCGTTGAAGGCAGGTAAAACATGACAGCAGTCCTGCCACCAGACATTGAATTATGGATCTGCTCTTTTCTACGTGCCAGGCTTAAGCCGTCTTTCCCGACGATCATCGTTTCGAATCGTGAGCCGGACGATTACGACGGCTCATGGCCGCTCGTCGTGGTGCGAGACGATGGCGGCTCGCAATCGAATCGCGTGCTCTTCGACCGGAGCGTCGGCGTGACCGTGCGTTATGGCTCTCGTGCCGCTCCGAAACCCTGCCGTGACTTGGCGGCCAGAATCTACGGTTTGCTCGCCGACCCCGATATTTGCTCGCTTGACGGTTCGCCGATCGCGGGCATTGATGAGGACGGGTGCAATGGTCCGTATTTCGTGGCCGAGGACGCGAACATCGCCAGATGCTATCTGACTCTCGAATTCTCCGCCATCGGGGAATTCCAATAATTTAAGTTTTTCTGAATTTTCAAGGCGTTGAAACGTTGTGTTTCAGCGCCTTTTTGTTTGAAAGGACAAAATATGGCAGCTGATTCAGCAGGCAATGACCTTAGCGCCGCGAAGATCGTGGTCACAAGCGCCTACCGTTTCGCACCCTATGACGCGACTCAGAAGCTGACCGCCGATCTCATCGCGCCGACCGTGGCCGACGTGAAGACCGGCTTGGACAAGATTTTCAGCAAAGGCGGTTTCGTCGGCCTTATCACCGAGGATGGCGCGCCGCAGCCCGGCCGCGACGCCGATGATGCGATCAAGTTCCATCAGCCTGGCTACAGCGTTAATGGCACGGCTTCGCTGACCGAACAGTTCACCGTGGCCGAGGATAACAGCATCACGCGCCAGATGACCATCGGAACGCCGGACACCAATGGCGTCTATCACGTGACCGATGTGATTCAGGATGGCAAGTGGTTCTGCTACAAGGAAACCGTTTTCAAAAACGGAACGCACCGCCGCCGTCTGGGTGTCGTGAATCTGACCGGCAACGAACAGGGGCAGGAGACCTCCGGCAAGAACACCGGTGACGCTTGGACCATCGAGTGGATTCAGGATGACGTCTGCGATCCCGGCAACAGCAAGTATTTGGAGTCCTTCGTGACTCCGACTGTTTCGTCCGGTTCTCATGACGTCGGTCATCAGGCTGATGATTCCGAGTCTCAGCCGGTCACCGACTGACATTGATTCTTCCTAGCATGTGTTTCTTTCTTCCTTTCTTCGCATGTGCTGGGATTCTTTCTCTTCATTCAGTGGAGTAAAGGAATTTTTACAGTCGTTTGAAAGAAGGAAGAAATGACCAAGAATGTGATGCCCGCCGCCGCCGATTTCGACGCATGGACTCAGGAGGATGAGGACAAGGCGCTTGAGGCTGTCGCCGCGCAGATGGACGTGAAGCATCTCATCAAGGACGGCTCCGTATGGTTTTTGGCACCGCATGGCCACATTTACAAGCTGCCTTTGGCGCTGTCGATTGATGATTTCGTGAAGCTGTCCGACATTAAGTCGGATGTCGAGCAGATTCAGACGTTGAAGGACATGCTGACTGCTTTCGCTGGTGAGGATGCGGCCAAGGAGCTGGCGAAGGAGCCGGTCATGGTGCCGATGAACATCCTCAGCGCTTATGGCGAAATCATTGCCAAGGTGCAGGGCGCTGATTTGGGAAAATCGTCGGCTTCTGCCAGCTTCTCCGAGGGGAAGACGGCGACCGAATAAGGGCCGATTTCGCGGCGCGTGGATGGAGTCTGCAGGCCGACTTGGGCGGCAGACTCCGCTATGCGGACGCGATCGCCTTGTGGGAGAACCTTTCGGCCGACCCGAGCACATATACGGGCATGACTGCGGTGCATATGGTGCTGCCGATGGATGCGACGGCGATCATTACCGCGATTCAGGCTGGCGGCACGTCGATTCTTGGCGACCTCGCGCCAGGAAAGGCTGGGAAAAAGCATGTCGAGGTGACCGATGAGGAGCGTCGTGCAGCTTTGGAGTCGATGAGCAGCATCTTCGGCTTCAAAAAGACAAGTGAATAGAGGAGGCTGTCATGGCTGGCGGTAGCGAGCTTGGTTCCGCGCATGTGAGCATTTTCCCGCAGATGAAGGGCTTCCGCCAGAACGTGGCGAAAGAAACCGGCAAAGCCGTCTCCGACCTGAAAAACGCCTTTTCCAAAGGGTTCAACGGGGCGCAGCAGGGCAAGCAGAGATCGGAAGAGCACACGTCTGAACTCAAGAACGGGTTCAACAGCGGTGCCGCCGAACTGAATTCCGATGCTTTGAAATCCTTTAAGAAGGACGTGGCCCAAGCATCGCAGAAGAACACGGACGCGCTGCTGAAATTCAAGGCCGCGTCCGTGCAGGTGCAGGCCGCTCAGGAGAAGCTGAACGCGGCCACGCAAAAATATGGGGCTGATTCGACTCAGGCTCAGGCTGCGGCCATCAAATTGGAGCAGGCGCAGATCCGGCAGAAGGCGGCGTCCGACAATCTCAAGGCGGCGTCCGACAATCTCAAAACGGCGCAGGGACGGCTCAAGGATCTTGAGACGCAATTGGCGTCCGAAGCGGACAAGTCCCGGAACGTTTTCTCCCGCATGGCGTCGGGATTCGTTTCGGTGGGACGGCAGGTCGCAGGCACGATTCCCGGAGTGGGTTCCGCGATGCGGAAGATCAGTTCGACGGCCGGAGAGGTCACGTCCAACATCAAAAGCAAATTCTCTGCCGTGTGGAACGCCTTGCCGGAAGGGGCGAGGAACGCGGCGACGAAAGCCGGCAGCGCCTTGCATTCCGGTTTGAGCAAGGCGTCCGGCTTCGCGTCCAAGGCCGTGTCCGGTATCGGCAACGCGGCGAAGGGCATGGCCACCGTCGTGTCCGGCGCGGCCACCGCAGCTGCCACATACCTCGTCAACTTCGGACGCCAGTCCGTCGATGCGGCGCTCAAGGCCGGAGAGGTGACCGCGAAATTCCAGCAGGTCGCCAAGAACAACAATTGGACGGACGAAGAGCAGAAGTCCCTGCTCAGCCTGAACAAGACGCTTGGCCAGACCGGCGTCATATCCGGCGGCACCTTGAAGGCCGCTCAGGCACAGCTCGGCACCTTCGCTTTGACGGCCGATCAGGTCAAGACACTGACGCCCGCTTTGGCGGACATGATCGCCAACAACAAAGGTTATAACGCGACGGCGCAGGATGGCGTGCAGATAGCCAACCTGCTCGGCAAGGTCATGACCGGCAGCGCCACGGCACTGTCGAAATATGGCGTGACCATGACCGACGCGCAGAAAAAAGTCCTGCAGGAGGGCAGCGCGTCCGAAAAGGCCGCCATGGCCGCGCAGGTCTTGGAAGCCAACTTCGGTGGCATCAACAAGGCCTTGGCGAATACGCCTCAGGGCAAGATGACCATTCTCCAGCATGAGATCGCGGGTTTGAAGACTTCGGTCGGCAATGATCTCATCGCGGCTTTCGGTGGTGTCGGCGGCGCGGTCATCAAGATGGTGCAGGCCGTCGAACCGCTCATCACCGCGCTGTTTGACAAGATTGCTCAGCTGGCGCAGAAGATCGGACCGCCGCTGGAGAAGGTGTTCGGAGCGATCGCCGACAAGATCGGCAAAATCGATTTCAATGGCTTCGCGGGCCAATTGTCCGGCCTGTCCGGTCCCATCGCCGCCGTGACCGGCTTGCTTGGCGCGGCTGGTCTTGGTGGCGCTTTGAGCGGCTTGAGTGGAGTGCCGATCATCGGCAGCATGTTTGGTAGCTTGGGCAAAGTGCTCGGCGGTCTTGGCGGTCCCATCACGTTGGTGATTGGCGCTCTGGCCGGCCTTATCGCCACGAGCCCGCAATTGCGCGGCGAATTCGGCGAGATGCTGACGAACGTTTTCGCCAGCATCAAACAGGCCTTGGAGCTTCTGCAACCATCAATCAAGACGCTGATGGACGCTTTCGCCCAATTGGCTCAGGCGCTGATTCCAGTGCTTGCGAAGATCATTCCGCTTCTGACGCCGATAATCTCCACGCTGATCGGATCGATAGTCCCAGCCATTCAAAGCGTATTGAACATGGTGACCGGCCTCGTGGATGTATTGGTGCCGATAGTCCAGAACTGCCTTCCTGCCGTTGCGGGAGCTCTGAAGTATTTTCTTCCGTTGATTCAAGCCATAGTTTCGATTATTCCTGCGATTATCGCCAGTTTGGTGTCTGCTCTGGCCTATTTCTTCACCTGCACTGATAAGGTCAAGGCCATCTGGCAGCAGTTCACGGATTTCCTTTCGAACTGCGTGCAGAACATCCGTGATTTCTTCTCAGGTCTCGGCAATGACATTACAGGCTTCTTCACCGCCGCGGGCGAGGGTGCTCAGAATGCTTGGAATAGCGTGGTCAACTGGTTTATGGGAATTCCTGACGCGATCTGCAACTTCTTCGCTGGAGTTGGTGGAAGAATCACTGGCTTCTTCTCCAATGCCGCCAATGGTGTGGAGAACGCGTGGAATAACGTGGTCAGCTGGTTCGGTGGTATTCCCAACGCCATTTGTGGCGTGTTCGCCGGTGCTGGCGCTTGGCTGTGGAACGCAGGCAGTGCGATCATCAATGGTCTGCTCAATGGTCTGAGGGCGGCTTTCGGCAAAGTGAAGAGCTTTGTGAGTGGCATCGGCGATTGGATCGTCAGACACAAGGGTCCGCTCAGCTACGACAAGGTGATGCTTAAGCCTGCTGGCTTGGCGATCATGCAGGGCTTTGACAAGAGCCTCAAGGCTGGCTGGAAGGACGTGCAGCGCACCGTGAATGGCATGAATGCCGAGATTCACGGCGGCTTCGATGGTGACATGTCGAAGACCGGACGCGCGAATCTCAGTAATGGCGGCGGTAGCACCACATACGTCCAGCAGACATTCAACTATCCCGCGATCGCTCCGACGAGCATCAGCACGCAGCAGAAGCTGCAGACGGCGGCAATGCCGCAATGGTGACAAGTGAAAAGGGTGGTAGCCGATGATTCTCACGGATTATCTCATCAACGGTCAGGCTTTGACTGGTGAGCATTCGAGTCTGATTGTCGGCACCACCCATTTCACGAGCATTTCGCCGCGCATTAATTCCGTCAGTGTGAATGGTCGGAGTGGTGTGATGCTTCCTGCTGGTCCGGTGGTTTTCGATGCGCCGGAAATCACTCTGAAATTCATCACCAATGGCCCTGATGCGGATACTTTGATGCACCGCTTCTACCGCTTGTGCCGCTTGGCTTCCAAGCTGACTCGCGTGGAGCGTGACACGGTATCAGGCTGGACGCGACGTATGACCGCTAGCGCGGTATGCACGTCCTGTCAGCCGGACGGCGACGAAATACCCTGGAGCAACCATCGCGCGGCGACCGCCGTCTTCCAATTGCCGGATGTTTTCTGGCGGGGGGAGCAGTGGCAGGAGACAACGTTGGCCGCTACCGGCGGCAGGCTCCTGCCGGGCGGCGTCGCCAAGCCCAGTGCCAAGGGTTATTGGACGCGTTGGGCTGGATTGCCGAACGCTTCCGCCTCGCAGCTTTTCGACACCATCCCCGAGGGATGGCTTTCCAATGCGCCAATCGGCACGCTGGTATTGCGCTTCGGTGCCGCAACCGCCGTCACGATCAGTGACCCGGTGAGTGGCACGAATCTAATGTGGGGCGGCAAACGCGACGCCTCACGACCTTACCTTTTCGTCGATGCAGCCAATCGCAAGGCGTGGACGGCGGCCAACGCCGACGCTTGGTCTGGTGGCGTGGATGCGTCGAATGGCATCGACTGGACCACGGAGCCACTGCAAGTGTGGCCTGACATTTCGTCCGGCGATTATCGCCTCGCAATCAAACAGACCGGCAGCGCCGACAAGGTGACCTGCCGGTTTTTGCAATCCTGGGAGTGATTCATGGCAAAGACTTTGCACGCGCGTCTCGTGGCATATCGTCCATTCGGTGAGCGCATCGGTGTGCTGGCGGAGCCGGTGAGCTTCAGCGCGTCCATGCTCCACAATGACGATGGCGCAATCAGCATCGAATATTCCCTGCTGTCCGGCGACGCTCAGGCTTTCGACCGCGAGCTTACGGACGGCCTCGAAGTGGCCGTGGAAGTGTCGGACGGCACCGGCTATCGCGAGCCGGACAATGCGCGATTCGTCATCACCGGACGCTCCGGCAAGACCGATGACCGCACTCGCACCGTCACCTATTCCGGCCAGTCGATCAGCTGGCTCCTGAGCAAGGCGGAAAACAATGATTCCACCCATCTGCTCACGGACGGCGACAACAAGGGCAAGAGGCCCTTCTATTCAGCCAATCCGGGTGTGATTCTCAAGACCTTGCTGGACGAGAACAAGGCGCGTGGCGGCGTGGCCACCGGCCTGACGCTCGGCTTCGACACCGCGAAGGATGCTGGCGGCGCGGCATGGGCGAGGAAATACACCTTGTATTACAGCCTTGGCACTGATTTGCAGACCATCCTGAGTGCTCTTGTCAATGGTGGCGGCTGCGACTGGCGCACGTCCGGTAGGACGCTCAAGCTGTGGAATGCGGACAGCACCGCCTTGAGCCGTGACCTGAGCAAGAGTATTGTGCTGCAGCTTGCGCGTGACATCAGCGAGGCACCCTTCGAGGAGTCCATCGCTGACCTCGCGTCCACCATCCTCGTCGAGGGAGACAATAACCTGCTCTTCCGCATGGATAATCCGGCCGCGCCGACTCCGTGGGGCAAGTGGGAAAGCTACAGCAGCCAGGGCGGCGTGTCTGATAAGGACACGGCGCAAGCATTCATGCGGTCCACGCTTGATGATGCGGCTCGTGTGCGTGGTCAGTACACGCGCGGCTTGGTGACCGCGAATGTGGATAATCTGCCGCTCATCGACTATCACGCCGGTGACTGGATTACCGCCCCCACCGTGGCTCACGGCGAGAAGGTGCGCGTGCAGGAAATCGACCTGAGCATGCGCCAGAATGAGGGATTAAGCGCTTCGATCGCCTTGAACGACATCAAATATGACGCTTCCGTGCGTCAGGCGAAGAAAATCAAGGGCATCACTGGTGGTGCCGCGTTGGCCGGTAGCGAGGGCGGCACGACCGCCTCTTCCGACCGTGACCATCGCGTGCCGAAGGCTCCGCAGGGTCTGGTCGTGCAGACCGACGCCTACATCGGCTCGGACGGTTTCGCACACGGCTTGGCCACCGCCATGTGGTCTGCTGTGACCGAAGCGACCAATGACACGGCCATTGAGATCAGCAATTACGCCGTCGAGTGGAAGCAGCACAAAGACGGTGCGCCGTGGCATGCCGCCGGCACTACCGACAAGCTCCAGCTCGGCTTCGGCAACCTGGACTGCGGCACTCAGATCGAGGTCAGGGTACGCGCCGTGCCGACATATTCCGACAAGCTGGGTGATTGGTCGGCTGTCGTGGTGGCCACCGTCGAATCCGATACGACGCCGTGCTCAGTGCCCTCCAAGCCGACAGTCTCATCCAAGCTAGGCGTGGTCACCGTCCATTGGGACGGCAAGACCGCTGCCGGCGCGCAGATGGAGCCTGACTTCGACCATATCGAGGTGGGCGAGGGCATCAATGCGGCTGGAATGCAGGTCATCAGCGCCACCCAGTCGGGGCAGGGCGATTACGTCATCACCGGTTTGACGGGCGGCTCACCGCATAGCTATGCCTTGCGTTCCGTCGACCATGCGGGCAATAAGTCTGACTGGTCTGCGATTGCCACCGTGACCGTGGCTTCAGCCGTCTCGCCGGATGAGGTCGAGCAGATACAAAAAGACCTTGCTGATAATCAGACGGCGTTGAAGGATAATACGGCGAAGCTGACGCAGGCGCAGAAGGACATCGCCCAGACCAAGACCGACCTGACCACCGCGTCGAAGGAGCTTGAGTCGGCTAAGGCTGATATCAAGGCGAATCAGTCGGCTATCGGCACGGCCAACGTCACGCTGAAGGACAACACCGACAAGCTGACGCAGGCGCAGAAGGACATCCAAGCCAACAAGACTGGCCTTGACGCGGCGTCCAAGACGCTGGCGCAGGCCAAGACCGATTTGACGCAGGCGCAGAAGGATATCGCGCAGACCAAGACCGACCTGACCACCGCGAATGGTGAGATCTCGAAGGCTAAGGAGTCGGCGGCTCAGGCGTATGCCGAAGCCCACTCGAAGAATCACACTTTCCGTGGGCCTGACATGCCGAAGGATAATCTGATTGTCGGTGACTTGTGGCTCAAGACGCAGAAGTATTGGACCCGCTGGAAGGGCGAGAAGAACAACAGCCCGTCCATGCTGGCCGACTTTTACACATACTGGACCGGTACGCCTAACGCTTCACCGTCCGTGCTCGTCCCACTGTCCGATCGCGTGATTGACACGCTGGTGTGGGATGGCGCTCAGTGGAATCACATGGGCTATGCCGACGTGGAGCGCAATGCTGACGAAATCGCTCAGGCGAAGTCCGACATCGCGGATAACGCCGCGAAGACCACCGACGCGAGGAAGGCTGCTGAGAATGCCGCTGCCGCCGCGAAAAACGCGCAGGGCACGGCTGACACGGCCACTGGTGCGGCGAAGACCGCGCAGGATACCGCCAATGCCGCCCAGACCGCCGCGAAGAGCGCTACCGCCACCGCCGGTCAGGCCAAGGACGCGGCCAATGCCGCCCAGACCGCAGCCGAAAGCGCGAAGAAGACCGCTGGCAATGCGGAGACACTGGCTAACACCGCCAATGAGTCCGCCAAGTCCGCCAAGTCCGACGCGGCTTCGGCTAAGACGGACGCTTCCACCGCTAAGACGGATGCGGCCAATGCCAAGACCACCGCTGCCAATGCGTCGAGCGTGGCGACTCAGGCCAAGGCCACGGCTGACAGTGCGGCACAATCCGCCACCGATGCGGCCAATGCCGCCCAGAAGGCGAATACGGCTGCCGCTGCCGCCGCTGGCGTGGCGAACGGCAAGGCCGACGTGCTTATCCAGGGCACGGCGCCGGCCACGTCGATGCGCAAGGCTTCGACCTTGTGGATTGACACCACGAATGGCGCGAACACGCCGAAAAGGTGGAATGGGTCGGCTTGGGTGGCTGTGACCGACAAGGCCGCGACCGACGCCGCGAACGCCGCCGTCAAGGCGAATGATGCAGCCAAAACCGCTCAATCCACCGCTGACAAGGCCGCGACCGCTGCCGCTAATGCCGCGTCTCAGGCGAATCAGGCTCAGGCCGCAGCGCAGAAGGCGCAGACCACTGCTGATGGCAAGAATCTGATTTACCGTGGCCCCGACGAACCGTCGCATGATGGCTTGAAGCCGGGGGACATGTGGTGGAGGACGCAGAAATATTGGACGCGCTGGAAGGGCGAGAAGAACGCAAGCCCATCAATGCTTGCCGACTTCTACACGTACTGGACGGGTGCGCCGAACGCTTCACCGAGCGTCTTGGTGCCATTGTCTGATCGTGTGGTGGAAGTCCTTACGTGGGATGGCACGCGCTTCGAGCCATTCGACCTCGTGGCGAACAACATCCTCGCATCTGGCACGGTGGCTGCAAAGCATCTAGCCGTGGATTCCGTGACCGCCGAGAAGGTCAAGGCCAATGCCATCACGGTGGACAAGCTCGCCGCCAATTCGGTCACGACCGCGAAGCTCAAGGTCACCGAGGACATGACCGTGGCGCTGCTCAACGTCCACAAGATCAATGCGGGCGACATCGTGGCTGGCGCGATAACGACCGACAAGCTCGCGGCCAACGCGGTGAACGCCGACAAGCTGGCCGCGAACTCGGTCAATGCGTCCAAGATTGTCACTGGTGCCATCACCGCCGACAAGCTCGCGGCAAACAGCGTGACGGCCGTCAAGATCGCTGCGGGCACCATCACGTCCGACAAGGTGGCGGCAGGCCAGTTCAAGGGCTATGTCTTCACCGGCGCGATATTCCAGAGCTCCGAGGCTGCGAATACGGGCATGAAGCTCAATAGCACGGCCTTGCAGATGTGGGACAGCAATCACAACCGCACCGTCTACCTGGACGGCGAGGGGAAGAGCAATGTGCTGACCGGCACGTTCCAAACCCGCACGAGCGGGCACAGGGTGCGTATCAGTCCGGATTATCAGACCTACATCATCGGCGGATCTGAGACTTTCACCGGTGATGGCATCGAATTCCCGGCCTACAACGGGTCCACCGCCTACTTTTCGCATCCGGCCATCGCATCGGTCATCCAGTCGAATCAGGTCGGCTCGATGGGCGAACTGGACTTGTGGAGCGGACACGTGAGCAAGAACGACCCCGCCGCGTTCCTGTCTCTCAGATCGAAGCCGCGCAAGAAAGGCGGTACCGGCAGCGGCGGCGTCACATCCAGAGTGCATGCCGTGGCGAACACGGATTACGACGAGCCGGACGAGAGCAAGAAAAGCAGCGCTTTCCTCACTCTGGCCGGCGATAGCGCGAACGGTTCGGAGTGCTGGCTCGAAGCGCAAGACGCGAACGGCGAGGTCGGAGTCGGCGCGAACATCGGCACCGGATACGTGTATCTCGGCGGCTATCTTGGCGGCATCACGAACCGTTCTACGTTCCATGCCCAGGCTGCGTGGAAGGCGTGGTATCCGAATCCCGGCTCGAAGATTGCGACCGGCGCTTCCACGCAAATCGATTGCACGTTCAGCCCGATGAAATACGGCCGCTATTACGTCGTCGCGAACGCGGATTCACAATGGGCGGGCATCATCGCGCACCCGATGAACACGGGCGGTCAGAGCGGCTTCACATTGAAGCTGTATAACGCCGACCAGCCTTGCCCGGTGGATGTTTACGCGGAATTCCTGGCTTATTTGGTCAAGTGATTGGAGGAAATCTTGTCATCGACTTTCGAACAGGATGAGAACGGCTTGTGCATCATCCGCTGCGATCCGCCGGTGAACGGGTCGGACAGTTTCGTCTTCCGGCCTGAGGTGATCGCATCGTGGAAGGCGCTGCTCGGATTGGCTTCGACCCGTGAGGCGGTAGCGGCGATCATGCAGGGCAAGGAGGATACAAGCCGATACGACCATGCCACCGGCAGGGGCGTGTGGACTGGAGCGTTCGAAGCGTTGGAATCCGCTTTGACGGATTCCGCGACCGGCGTGAGCATGATGTCCGACGATGGGGAAGTGTTGAATGACCCGCTGACCGCCGCACGCAACAGGACGCGTGAGGGCATGAATCTTCCGGTCATGTCGAATGAGACCGACGCGCGGATGTGCGCCGCATTGACTGCTGACGGTTCCGGTGTGGAAGCGTCCAGCGGCATCGATGTGGCCTGCACGCGGGATATCGACGGATTGGACGCCTTCCTTGATGACGAGTCCAGCCAAAACATGTTGGACGAATGCGAGGAACGCTTCTACGAATCGCTCATGCCAAGACAAAACCAACAGAATTAAGGAGATTGATTATGGCCGATGAGACCACTGAAACCACTACCGCTGATACCACTACTGCCGTGACGCCCTCTGAGCCGTCCGGTGTGCTTGATTTGCGTCCGCCGAAGGAGTCGGTGCGCGCGGAATTGTGCCGTCTCGGATTGGAGTTTTCCAGCGCTGACGGCACCGCCGAATCGTGGCGCGACTACCAGCGTGGCGTGCTGGCCACGTTCGACGATACGGGCACGTCCGTGACGTTGACGGACGTGAAGACGAATCTCGGACGCACCCTCACACTCGACGAGCTTAAGGCCGTGACTCGTATCGACACGATGACCGCCGCCGACTAACCCCGCTTTTCACCATTTTTTTCAACCCCTGCAATCCACACGGATTGTGGGGGTTTCGCATTAAAAGGAGACTTATTTTGACTCAGATTCCAGCCGACGCGAACGAGGTCATCGACCAGCTTTCCGCGCAAATCGGCACTCTCAACAAGCAAATCGCAATCCTGACCAGTCAGCTGTCGGCGGCCATGAAACTCATCCCGAAGGATGTGCTCGAAAGCGTGAAGGGAGACGAGAATGCAGAGGATTAACCTGTGGCCGAACCCAAAGTTCGACCCCACCGGCTTCCATGTCGTCCACAAGGGCGGCGACATATCGAAGTACATGACCGGTGGCACGCTGGCCAACACCGGAGGCGAATACATCGACCTGCCTTTCGCGTGCGAGGTCGGCGTGGAATACGTGTGCACGTGCAGGATCGTCAGCAACGATACGACGAATAAAAGCATCGGCATCTTTTCCGGCGGCACGGTCAAATACCCAAGTGCCCAGACGGTCGGGAAATATACGATCCGCTTCACCCCGACCGCCAATGACACGCGCCTGGCCATCCCCCCCGGTATGGCCATCAGCGAATTGAGCGTGGAAGCCGCCGACACGTATGACGCGGCGCTCGGGGGGGGGCTTCCGGGCTTCTTCTCGGGGGACACGATGCCACGCGATTAAGGCGATTCGTCGGGCGGGTGATGTCCGATGATGGTCACGAACCTATGCACGAGACCAACCTCGACCATCACCTTGCAAGCAGACAAGTGGGTGCATCTCACGACCGTTCCGAGCGTGAGATGGATGACCTATTGGGTCAGTTTCGATGTGAACGTCACAGGCGGCACTGTCTCGATTATCGGAACACAGGGCGAATTCAGCGCACGCCAACGTGTCAGCTACATGACGTACCTCAACAATTCCGCTCCGCTATCAGCGAATTATTCCGTCAAGTCAGGCAGTCCGACCGTCACCGTGACAAATATACTCATCTGCACGCAGGCCGATTATCAGGCGAACAAGACCCTGCTCGACGGCATCGGATATTTCGACGGGGATACGATGCCGCGCGCCTGACCCTCGCATTGGGGGTGGTGGCATGACTCCCATCGTTAATCACTGCGTCATGCCGAAAGACGGTGTGAGCGTCAAGACGACGAACACGACACCATCGGACATCACCTTCACGGGGTTGACGGCGGGCGTGAAATACCATGTGAGCGTCGTCTGTTACATGCTGTCCACGAGTGGCGACAATCCGCGCTTGCGTCTCACCACCAATGGCAGTGATAGTGGGCTGGTCAGTTCGAATTGTCGCGTGGATTACGTCTTCACCGCCGCCAGCACTACTCACGGCATTCTCGTTGGGCTGAACGGTTGCACGGTCAATCTGAGCAAGGGCTTGTGCGTGCCTCAAGACCAGTGGCAGCAGCTCGTCTCGTTGGGATTGCCGGGCAATTATTTCGATGGCGACACCATGCCAAAAGATTAAACGATTTCAAGGAGATGTGATGTGTTTCAAACGTTTTTAGCGGGGTTTGGTGGTGTCGGCGGCGCGTGCGCGGTAATCACACTGTGCTTGAAAATCTGGCCGGGGGCGCTCGAATCGCTCGCGACCGGATTGTATGCGCACGTTAACCCCGAGCGATTGCCTTACAATTCGGTGCTTTCCCAGCATTTCGCCAAGACGAGGCAGCTGGGCGAGCGGACGGAGCGCTTTGACGAGCGCATGGACGAACTCTGCCGCGACACCATAAAAAACACGCTGATTTCACTGATTTACGGCGACCAGTCACACGACCACAGTGAGGCCGTCCGATACGAATTAGCCAAGCTCGAAAAACTCGACGCGCAATGCTGGATCATCTCAGCCGCCGAAAAATACTTGGAGGACCTGCAATGACCCACCTCGCCATCGCTGGAGGAGCCTACCTGCTTCTCCTCGCACTCATCATCATTTTCAACCACGGCGCTCACATGCGCTGAAACCGATTTTCAGGGCCATCACTTCAGTGGTGGCCTTTTCGTTTGCCTCGAAAGAGGCGGAAAGGAGGCGGTCGTGATCGATGTGACCATGACGCCGGAAATGACACCGCAGGGCGACAGCATGCCGCCCGAAACCATTCAGGTCGTGTCCGAGGAGGACGCGGCCAAGGCCGTCGAGGGATTGGAGGACTGATATGGCAAGCGTAAGCACTTTCATCAATCGTATGCGCTACTGGTGCGCAGTCGCCAATCTCGGCTACAGCCAGTCCGACCGCTGGAATTTCAACGCTTCGGCGGGTAATTGCGATTGTTCCAGTCTGGTGATCCACTGTCTCAAGGAGGCGGGCTTCGACACCGGCTCGGCCACCTACACCGGCAACCTCTCCGGTGAGCTGACCAAGCGCGGTTGGACTCGTCTGCCCGCGAATGGCAGTCCGCAGGCTGGTGACATCCTGCTTAATGATGTGCATCACGTGGCCGTGTATCTGGGCGGTGGCAGGCTCGCGCAGGCAAGCATCTCGGAGCGTGGCACAGCCTACGGTGCGGCTGGCGACCAGACGGGCCGCGAAACCAACATCCGCAATTACTACAACTATCCGTGGAATTGCTATCTGAGATACCAGGGCGCCCAGTCTTCCGCTCCAGCCGTCAATTCCGGTGCCATCGCAGTGGATGGCAATGTCGGCCCGGCCACGGTACGCCGTTGGCAGCAGGTCATGGGCACTGCGGTGGATGGCATCATCAGCGGCCAGCAGGTGCCGGACGGCAGGACCTACGCGCGTCCGTCCATCGATTCGAGCGTGGTCCGCTACGGCGCTGGCGGCAGTGATCTGATCCGCGCCGTGCAGCGTCGCTTGGGCTGTGGCACTGATGGTCTGCTTGGTCCGGCCACCATTCGCGCCATCCAGGCGCATTACGGTTTGGCTCAGGATGCGAGCTTCGGCCCCGCGACCGCACGCGCCTTGCAGACGGCACTCAATCAAAACCGATTTTAAGGGGGTTTAATATGGCTCAACATGCAGCGCCAACGACTTTGGAGACCACAGTCAATAATCTCACCAACGAGTGCGAGGACGGTCAGGACAACCAGCAGCCGACCGCTTACACGCCCGTCTTTTCCAAGGGCGTGCGCACCGTGGTCTACGTGGCCGGTCTCATCGCCTCGTGCGTCGGCCTTGGCTTCATGACCTTTGGTGATGCGGCTGTCGGTGGATACATCAGCACCGCGGCCGGCTTCTTCGCCAGCGGTCTCGGAGTAGCCTACAATCCGCTGCGCCGTGATTAATTTTTTTGGCGTGAGACTCAAACTCGGATGTGGAAAAATTTGCGGCACTGTAGTGTCCGTGGAATTTTTTACACCCGTTTTTTAACAACACATGCCCCTCTTCCGGCTTTTCAAGGCCGGGGGAGGGGCGTCTTTTCGTTTTATTCGGACGTTTTGCGTTTGCGTGGCCTGCCGCCGCCGACACCGCGGCCGGGGCGTTGCGCGTTCCATTGGTCGATGGTCTCGGGGAGCCAGCCGCGCGTGCGTCCGATGGTGGCGTCCGGCTGGGGGAGCTTGTAGGCGCTGACGGCGGCGGTGCTGATGCCGAGGCGCTTGGCCACGTCGGTGACGCTCAGGTATTCGATGGTCATGTCAGTCCTTCCTTCCTGCGATGAGCGCGAAGACGGCGCTGACGATGGCGCATCCGGCGGTGAGCGCGAACGGCCAGCCGAACCATGCGCTGGCGGCGGTTCCGAGCGCGAACACCGCGCTGACTATCGATTCCGTTCTCATGATGTTCCATGGCATAATCGGAGAGATGGGGTTCCGGCCCCTAGGTCTGGCCGGAACCCTTGCTCACTTCCTCTTCTTCGGTTTCCGTCTCATCTCTTTGATGAGTCCGGTCACTGCTTTGATGAGGGCCGCGAGGCTCGCGACGAGAAGCGAGATGCTGGTGATTATCTCCGATGGTGTCATGTTCACCTCCTTTCCTTGATATAAACTATATTAGCACAGTAAATAAAGTAATGCAAGCCGAAACGCAAAAAACAGAGAAAAAAATCAACGGATTGATAGACTTGATGCCACGCAAACGAAGGGGCAAGCATGGCCTACACAATCCGCCAATACCAGACGAAAAGCGGAAAAAGATACGAAGTCAGATACCGTAAGCCGGACGGCACGGACACCGGCAAACGCGGCTTCAAACGCAAAATGGACGCCGATGCCTGGGGCGCAGCGAACGTGACCACAGCTAAAAGCGTCGGCGCGTACATCGACCCGCAAGCCGGAAGACGCTTGGTCGAGGATTTTTGGGAGCCGTGGATAGCGGCGAAGAAGACCGAATCGAAAGCAGGCACCATCGACCTCATCGACCGCGTGTGGCGCATCCATGTCAAGCCTAAATGGGGATTGCGCGAAGTCCAGTCGATCACCCACGACGAAGTGCAGGTCTGGGTCAGCGAGCTGGCGGAAACAAAAAGCGCGAGTCTGACCAGACGCGCCTTTTTCACCCTCAAAGCGCTCATCAAAAAAGCCAAGAGCGATAAATGCATCCACGACAATCCATGCGAAGATATCGCTTTGCCCAGGATGATTCCGAAAAAGCATATTTATCTAAGCATCGGCCAATTGCTGGCTTTGGCGGACGCTTCCGGCTGGCATCGGCCCATCGTGCTCACGCTGGGCCTCTGTGGATTGCGTTGGGGCGAGCTGGTTGGATTGCAGGTCGGTGACGTCGATTTCGAGCGGCAGCGCATCCACGTCCTGCGCACTGTGTCCGAGATCAGGGACCACTTCGTGGTCGGCACCACGAAGACCAGCGAGACGCGCACGGTGATTTTCCCGAGTCTGCTCAGACCATGCCTTGAGGAGGCGTGCGCTGGCCGTCGGCCGTCAGATCTGCTTTTTCCTGACAGGCGCACAGGCTCGTATCTTCGGCGCGCGCATGGACGTTACCGTGGTGACTGGTTCTGTCGCGCGAAGCGCGCGGTCCTTGACGAGGATGCCGCCGCGTCGATGACGGTGCATGACCTGCGCCACACGTGCGCCTCGCTGCTGGTGCACGCCGGTGCGAACGTCAAGGCCGTGCAGCGGCAGCTTGGCCATAAATCGGCCGCCATGACCTTGGATGTGTACGCCGACCTGTTCGATGATGATCTGGATGCCGTGGGCGAGGCGATGAATGGCTTGCTGGTCAAGGCGATCGGCGAGGGGCGGAGTCTTGCCGCAGGACGTGGGCAAAATGTGGGCAAAATGTGGGGCACTGCTCACCAGATCATCGGCAGTCCGAGGCATTGGCGTGCCCACCGTTCCACCGCCCGGTTCTCCTCCTCGTCGCCAAGCAGCAATAAGTATCCGGCGGGTTTTCCGTTCTTCGCATGTTCCAACTGCTTGATTACGCCCCAATCCTTCAAGGTGGTGATTGAGCGTTTGAATTCTTGGTTTGCAGCGCCTTTCCGCTTTTCGATGTATTCCTGGGCGTCTTCGCTCATGGCCTGCTCTGGCGATATGCCTAGCTTGCCGTAGTCGTATGCGAATGTTTCGGCTCCGCGCTTGTAGTATCGGCATGGGTAGCCCTTGGCTTTTGCGTCAGGAGTTGGGCAGTTGCGCTCCGTGTCCCAGTCGTAGGTGACGCTGGCCATGTAGGTGAGCAGCAGCAGTGCCGAGTTGCTTGTGGAGAGAGTGCCGTCAGCCCTCATCTTGGAGAACTTGCCCATTTGGCCGAGCTGACGGATTGCGTTGAAGTTGCGGTAGCCCATTTCTTCCATGTCTTTCCTCCCCACCTGCTGGTAAATTGGCAAGTGGAGAAATGCTCGCGCTTTTCTTCATCCCCTTCGGTGTGACAGCGCCGGAGGGGCTTTTCTTTACCCGTACTTATTTGTACCATTGGTAGTAGACAAATAAGTACCAACTGGCAGTACGTATAAATACTGCAACCAATACTTATACGTACCATCTATATAAGTAATATATAGATTAGTAACATTCTTTTTATAGGGGCAACGGGCCGAAATGAAGAATGCATCAGCCATGGAATATAAGCCTTATAAGCAAATATAAAGACCTATAAGGCAATCTAAGCGAATATGAGAAAAGCCCCGCAAAAAGCGGGGCGAATAGAAGAGAACGTCACTGCTTGGTGAACGTGCCGCAATTCTGAAGCTTGAGCTGCTGCCCATCGCTCACCGTCACCTGCGGATAGCCACCGCCTGGCATGTCGTTCTGCACGATGTCGTCACCGGCGGAGACCTCCCAGTAACAGCGGTCCGTCACGGAATCGTTCGCGCGATACGTTCCGGCGTCGATGTCCTTGCCGACCTGCCACACGCCATCGGAGATGGAATTCCTCTTCGCCTGCTCCACCTGACCTGTCAAAGACTGCAATTCCGCCTTCTTCTCATCCACCTTCTTCTGCAATTCATCATGCTGCGAATTAAGGTCTTTGATGCCGGACTTCACGTTGTCCGCTTCGGCTATCGCATCCTTGGCATCGTTGTATTCGTCGGCGATTCCGTTGTACTCATCCACGAGGCTGTTGTATTTCTTGATGAGTTTCGCGTAATCCTTGTTGTCCGACGCCATGCTCTGCGCCACTTCCCTGACCGCTGCAGAATGCACACTGGCCGCATATGTGACGCCGCCGACCGTCAACGCCACGGCGCAGGTGATCGCCGTGCAAGTGCAGACCGCCGTCTTTACCTTCACATCCTTGCCGAGCCATGCCTTGAGCCTGACCAGCATCGTATTGTTCTGTCTGATTCTCATGTTTTCCTTCTCTCCCCATCAAACAAGGTGGATGCAGCCGATTCTACCGTCATGCTGCGAGCGTATGCCGGTAGTCTTCCAGTACTTGCATGGTCACGTTCAGTTCGTCGGCTATCGACCATAGGTCATCGTCGTACATGTGTTCGAGCAATGCAAGCTCGGCAGGATCGACGAGCGTGAGGGCGGTCTGCGTTCTCGCCCGTCGCTCCTGCTTCGAACGATTGTTTGAACAACCATCGTCACCATGCTTCCAGTGCAGCAGCTCATGCGTGAGCACGCATCTTTTCGCCGTGTAGGTAAGGCGCCTGTCAATGAGTATCACGCTGTTGGATGCGTCGTAACAGCCCCACAGGCCGTCGGGGAGGATGGCGCTGGATACGGTGACGGGCAGGCCGATGATGGCACGGCGCATGGCACCGTAGGTCATGCGCCGGTCGATCGGCAGGTCAGGCAGGCTCGTCGTAATCCGGCCCAGCCTCTCCATTGATCGCCTCGTCCTTCTCCTTTTCCTTGGACATGTATGCCGCGAGGAGCATCGGGTTCTCCTGCAGCTTCTGCAGTGTGGCCTTGATGACGGTTTCCTCGTCGGTCGGCTCGTGAGCGGCCTCTTGGAGTAGGAGGAGCGCGTCGCAGTCGAGGGCCTTGGCGATGGCGTCGATCTCCTCGGTGTTGAAGCAGCGTTCTCCGCGCTGTTTCGCGTAGTAGGAGTTGCGCCCTATGCCTGTCTTCTTGTAGAGCTCGTCTATTGTCATTCTTCTGTCGCGTCGCTTCTGCTCGATTGTCTCTGTGACTCTTCGAGTGAAGTCTGAATCATATTTGCTCATACTTGCATTGTACCGTTTTTCGGTACTTTCGCAACACGCGTACCGAATCCGGTTGCAGAAACGTACCGGATACGGTACGATGTGAAGCATGAAGAAAAACACAGACCTTTCCGAGACGTCGGTCAGACTGATTCGAGCGGTGCGCGCCGAAGCCGCAAGAGCCGGAGTCACCACACCGGAACTCGCCGAACGAATCGGACGTGACCGCAAATTCCTATACGACCGCTTCGCCATGAAGCTCCCGTTCAACACAAACGACCTGACCGACATCGCAAAAGCGCTCGGCATCACAGTCGAGGACATCATCAAATCGGCCAGTCTCGAAGCGCAAAGGCAGAAGCAGGAGGTGGCGGTATGAGCCAGCAACTGTTGAACCCGCCGAAACCGCCGGAATCAAGGAAAACCATGAAACCACGAATCGAACTCATCGACACCACCGGCTACGCCATCCGCATCAAGGACGACAAAAACGGCCAACTCATCGAACTCCACGCGGACGAAGAGGAAGTCCTTGAGGACATCCCCGAAAGCACCCTCGACAACTTCGCCTACACGCTCAACGACGACCTAGGGAACATGCGATGAGCCAATCATTCGAACTGCGAATCATCGAGGACGGCACGCACAGCAGCGACCACAGCTGCCTCATCGGACTCAGATTCGACATGGCAGACGGATACCAGGAACACATGCTCAACAAAACCGACCTCATGAACCTCCGCCGCGAAATCGGACGAACACTCAAAGAACTCAACCAGAAGAAGGACAAGAAATGAACATCTTCCAACAGCGAGAAAAAAGCATCGAAGACCTCATCACGGCATGCAAGGAACACGACGAAGAGAAAACCAACCACCTGCTCAGCCAACTCACGGAACTCGACAAGTCAGCCGAACAGAAGCCACTGCCCGAAGAACCGAAGAAGCAGGGCTTCTATGTCACCGCGAATGATGGTCTGCTCCTGCTTAAGGACGACGATTATGACTGGTCGGCGCGCACATGTGATAACTCGGCTAATCCCATCTGGAAGGGCAATAGACAGTATGTGAAGTGGCCGACTGTCTGCGAAACGCTCCCGCCTGAAGCATTCCCACTCAAGCAAGTGAACACTGGGAGCGACGATGACTGACCATGATTACCGGATTGAAGACATGCAAGCAATGAAGAAGCGGAAGAAGCCGAACTACCTGCTGCGCCGCATCCTCTTCACGCTCGTCAGCATCGGACTCATCGCCAGCCTGACCATCATGCTCACATGGCATGGCGGCAGCACCACCGCCGCGCTCATGGTGGAAGGCGTGTACATCGCCACCGCATTGTGGCTGATCGTCAGATTCGCCCCACGCGACTAAAAGACTTCCCACTGGCCGGCAGTCCAAACAAACAACCCAATCGGATTGTTCCGCGGGACACCCACGTTCACTCATTCGTCGGCCAGTGGGGACACATAACTGAATATCGATTATTATCCACGCGCCGACGATACCTGCCTTACATGCACTGTCGGCGCACTCGGCTGGGCGACGGTTCGCCCGTCCACAGATTCCAATCCTCTTCTCTCTATCAAGAAACGCAGGCACTCCGGTGCTTGCAAAATCCCTTCAAGTACGCCTGACGGTTTTTCAGTCGCCGTCGGCCGCGCCACCGGCCGCGAACACGTTCAGGTCGTTTTGTTCCAACGGTCAAAGGGGCGTTCGGAATCCAAGGACGGCATCGGTCCGACCCCGATGCCAGCCACTCAGCCTCATCCACTCGTCAGGGTGGGGCGCACAACGCTAAACATGCAAAGGAAAAACAATGAGCAATGAAATCCAGCCCTTCGAGTTCGAGGGCAACAAGGTCAGGGCACTGGCCGATGGCGACGGGGTGATGTTCGTTGCATCTGACATCGCCAAGATTCTCGGATACCGTGACGCCGCGAACCTCGCCCGCAACCTCGATGACGACGAGAGGGGTATACACGAAGTGAGTACCCCCAGTGGAACGCAGAATATGACGATTCTCACCGAGTCAGGTCTTTACCGTTCAATCCTCAACCGTGAAATCGCCTATGTGAAAGAACCGGAGGCGCAGGCGTTCGTGAAGCGCTTCCAGCGTTGGGTCACGCATGAGGTGCTGCCGCAGATCCGTCGCACCGGCGGATACATCCACACCACCAATACCGACAGTGACGAGGATATTCTCGCCAAGGCCGTGCTCGTCGCGCAGAAGACCATCGAGCATAAGAATCGTCAGATCGCTGAAAAGGACGCGCAAATCAAGGTGTTGGAGCCTAAAGCGTTGTTCGCCGACGCTGTGGCCGCGTCCGACGGCACGTGCCTTGTCGGCGAATTGGCGAAGATGCTGCGCCAGAACGGCTTGAACATCGGCCAGAATCGGCTTTTTCAGCTTCTTCGTGATGATGGGTTCTTCGGCAAGTCCGGCTCGAACCGCAACGTGCCGACCCAGAAGGCGATGGACTTGGGCTTGTTCCACATCAAGGAGACGGCGGTGACGCATTCGGACGGCCACGTGACCATCAGCCGCACGCCGAAGGTGACCGGCAAGGGACAGTGCTATTTCATCGCCCGCTACTGCCCGGAGAAGAAGCCGAATGACTGACCTGCTTCGGCCGGAGGAGTTCGCGGCGATGATCGGCTTGAGTCCCCGCACTCTCGCCAATTGGCGGAGCAATGGCAGGGGCCGAAGTATCTGAAGCTCGGCCCTGAACCACCAGCTGGCAAGCAGGACAGGCGCCCGGTGCTTTACGAGCGTGACGTGGCCGAGCGTTGGGCCACAGCACACCAGTACACGAGGACGATAGCGAGATGAAACCACACAATGATGGCCACTACTTCGTGCCTGGAAGCCGTCAGACCGGCAGATATGAGCCGCGAGGCTTCATGGTCGGCTCCTATGCCAAGCCGACTTTGACGGAGCAGGGCATCGACGTGGACGAATTCATCTGAGACAACTACCAGCTGATTCAACGCTTAAGGAAAGGAAACCATTGAAACACGAATACAGCAGTGACGAGCTCCGAGAGCTCAAAAGCATTTACGACGAGTCCGGCGAAGCGGGATTGAGCCGTGACGAAATGCGGGCCCTGCGCAAGGCCGGACTTGTCAAGCAAGACCTACCGCCAGAGCCGGAGAAGCCGCATGAGGATACTCTGGCCGACTATCAGGCCGTCAGCAAGCCCACGGCGGAACCGTCGAAACGAGACCTCATCCTCGCGCACTGCAGAAACCGCATCGACCAAGGCCAACCATTCGACGGCAAGGAAACCGCCGAAGCGCTCGGCATAAGCCAGAAAACAGCCGGCAACATCATCGGCCAACTCCGCAAGGAAGGACTGCTGCCGGCCTTCGACAAGCATTCACCCCGCAAAACAACACAAAAACCCACCACGACCGGAAAGAAGAAAGAAACCATGACCACCACATCGAAAATCACAGCGGACAACGTCACCGAAACGAAACTCACCCCGAGCGACGTCACCACCGGAACCATCACCGTCAAGCCACAAGCCACAGCCGATCCGCGCGCCATCATCGCAAACGCCTTGGTCGGCATCTTCGACGCCGTATCAGCCTTGCAGCGCACCGCATTCCAAGCCAACGACAAAGTGGTCTACGGATTCGCCACGAAGCTCCTCACCGGCGAGCTCATGGACATTAAGGCCAATTACTC